GATAATCAAAATACTGACCTGCAAAGAAGCGCTGCATACGTCGATAAAATGATTGTGGTAAGCACTTGATGGGCAAGGCTTTAGATGCAGAAGAAAGATTACATGTTTGCTTTAAAATAATCACAAGCATGATGAGCGCAAAGCACTTTAAATGTGACTTGTTCCATTTTAGAGATTTGTTTAAGATAAGATATAACTCATTGAGATGTGTCATAGTATTCGTCGTTAGAAAACAATTATTATGACATTATTTCAATGAGTTATCTATTTTTGTCGTGTACAGAGTTATCAAAATTACTTTTTTGTTCCAAAGTTTCTATGTACTCAATCAAGCGTTTTAAAGCATCTTTAAATCCTGCTTCAGTAACAGTTGGGTCTATGAATTCAGCTACTGTAGGGATTGTTGGAAATACAACATTAGATAAATCATTCATACTCTTTTTCCATAAAAAAAGCCCTGCAAATGCAGAGCTATGGATTAAAATTTTGTTAAAACTTAGACTGAAGTTTCAGGAATAGGAACATATGGTGCGCCTCTAAAGCGAGCGCGATTATTAAAGCGATTGTCACAAGTATCTAGTCGTTTATCACAACCCGGATATACACGAATCACCTCACCAATTGCAGGCATTTCTAAAAGCGGCAACGTAAGAAGTAATGCCCCCGTTTCATGCAATCGCACCGTGCGCTTAATACCAACATTAATACCCTCAAGAAACTCAACAACACCCTGAGTGAACCAGCCTTGAGGATGACTTAGATCACAGTGAATTCTATTTAAAGTACTGTTAGCACCAATGGTTGTATCAACTGCAAATTCTGAACTTAATAAGCCACAAGCCTGATCAAAAAGTGTATTTAAGCAACCCGGTTGATACAAATTACGTGGCATTTGTACTTTTAAATCATCTATTTCCGAAACCACACTCGCTTTAATCTCATATCGATCAAACTCAGGTTCAATAATACGCCCTTCAAATAAAACCATCGTTCCCGCACTAGTGTCTGTGGGAGTATTAATATCCATGAAAATGCGCTCTAATTTAAAGCGAGAACCATCTAAAATACCGTTATGGAAGGCCTGTGCAACGGGCACATCGCCAAACATTGTATTTTCAGTTGTTTCAATCGTAATAGATAAATTATCGACTTCAATTCCGAGTGAGAGACTAATACCTTCTCGACTTATAATTGGTCCATTAGAATGAAATACCTTGCCATCTACCACCAAATCAACATCGTAATTTGTGTAATGATATTCAATACCTTGTATTGTTGTAATGGTATATAGATCAGCCATAATAAACTGATCTGCATCCAACAATCTTATAAGCTTATCTGATGCTTTTCTCATACCTTATTTCCCAATGAACCAATTAAGTCAACTTTGTTTGATTTCCAAAGCTTATGCATAAAATTTACATATTCTTGCGTGTCTTCTTTAAAACGACATCGGTAATAGTAAGTACCTGAAACAGTTATTTCCTGATCTAAATTAAGAGGTTCTGACAGGATCAGATATCCATCCTTAGTTATCTCAAATACGCCTTGCTTCCACATTAAAGCATCATCACTGACCCACATAGATTTAATCGCGTTTCGGTTCCACATGCTTTGATTAAAAGCCAAGATCTTTGGTTCGGTATGACTTAGGACTATCTTTTCGATCTGGGCTTCTGTTTCCCACCAACCTATGTAATCATCACCCCACATGAGTTTCTGCTCGTCTGTCCACATTAACTTTGAGTACTGATTCCACATTTGAGGATTCACATAATGTGGAAACGTAGGGTTTTGCTTGTGAGTTTTGAGAGTTTTATAAATTTGAAACTTCTGTGTAATGCCATCACCAACAAATGTGCAATTAAATTCATTATCTTCAGGCATCTTATAGAGAAAAGAATCAAATGACCCTCTTCTCTCTAGAAAAAAACTCTCAATAACTTGTAATTCAGCTTTACCACTTCTTTCTCGCAAAAAACCGAAAGACAGTGAAATTTCATACTTTGGAAAGGATTGAAAGCTTGCTCTTAATTCACGACCATTTATTGATGTCATGATTTTGGTGTTAAACATCGGAGCTTTTGATAAGTCCCATTCAAGACCAGGTAATTCTGGAAACAATGCATTAGACATTTAATCCTCCTTATTTCCCAAAATTACGGTTATAGCCTTTAAGTCCACCAGCCAAATCACGGCCATGCTTCTTCATAAAGTCTCTAACTCCTTTGGCATCAATGGCACTAATATTGAAAACAGTGGTACCACCACCCCCACCTTCAGCAACCGCTGCAGCCCCAAAACTTGCCCCATTGCGTAATGCGTTACCCATTTCACGAATGGTATTTGCATGTTGAGACGGTAAAACCATCTCATCTTCATGAAGCTGTGTAATTGGGTTAACACCGGATGGAATGTCGTAACCGCCTCGAGCAGATTTAATCTTTCCAGCTAGACCAGCCACTAAACCAAATGCAGCAGCACCGGCACCAACGGCGAGAATTGGACCGACATAGGGAATTGCAACCATAGCTTTAAATGCACCAGCCATTGCTTCCCATGCAGACATCATGATGCCTTTGATAGCTTCGGCAGCCTTTAAGCCTAAACGTGCTAAACCACCTGCTGCAGTAACGCTGGTACGTGTTGCTTCACCTGCAATGGTTGCCCCTGTTTGAGCAGCTTGGCCAGAAGCTTCTGCCGCCGTTTCAGCACCAACGAAGCCAAGCTTACGGGCCAACTTAATCGCTTGGATTCTTAACCAGCCTTGTAGCTCCTTTGTTGCTGTTTGCAAGGCAAATTGCCCCATGTCAGCTAGTACTGCTTTAGTTGCATTACTCCAAGTCAGTGTGCCATTCATAAGTGACTGAATGCCCTGATCCCATAGGTTAGAAAGACGAGAAGTAAACCCACCGAACTTAGCCTCAAAGTCTTTCATTTCCGCATCACTGATTAAGCCCATAGACTTAGTGTCAGCAACTTTCTGATCTGTCTCTAAATCAGAAATGTTGTTTGTGATTTGGTTTTGATTGCCCTGCTTACCCGTAATACCGGTTTGCTCGTTCTCAAGTGCTAAACGCTCTAAAAGACCTTGCCGTTTAATTTCACGTAACTGATCTTCTAGTTGTTTTTCCAACTGGACTTTACGGACATTTGAAATTTTCTTGGCGTCAAACTCTGCCTGAATTCGCGCTGCTTCAATTTCATATAGGCGTTGTGCTTGCTGTTGATAATTGTCTATCTGTTCTTCACGAGCTTTTTTGTATTCCTCAAACTCTTTTAAACGAATAGCAATAATCTTGTCGGATGCATCCTTCTCGGCTTTGACTTTGGCAGCTGATTTTTCATCGGCAGTCATTTTAGATTTTTCAATCTCATCTAATGCCTTTTGCAGATCTAAAGCGACTTTCTTTTCTTCGGATGCATATTTATACCGAATATCAGCCAGCGCTTTAGCTGCTTGTTCAGCTTGGCGTACAGCATCGGACTTACCCTGCTTTGCCTTCTCTGATTTACCACCATCAGGATTGAGTGCCTTATTTTGTCCGATACCAGAAGTAACCCCTTTACTGCCACCTCTAGCACCTAATTGTGCATTCTGTATGTCAATCTTTGCCTGAGTTAAACGATCAAAAGAAGGTGTTCCACTAAAGATATTAGAAGCTGAATTAATTGCGGCTTTGGTGGTACCAGCAATATCAACCACAGTATCTTTGGTTTCAGTCCAGATTGCCTTAACGCCACCAGCCAGAGCCTTACCTTTAGCCAAGATCCCATCCGCATTTACAAAGTTTACGGCAGTACTTCCAATAGTCCTTAGGTTACTCATAACACCAGACATTAATCGCACAAGATTTTGTAATCCAGCTCCAAGCCCAACAATAACGACTGCCACGCCCTTGGCAACCGAGCCTAATGTCTGAATAACTCCGGTAAATGCTCCACCTTTTGTGGTGCCATTAATAAAATGACTAATAACACCGCTTAAAGCTGGCATCACTGCTTGAGCCAATTGATTTTTTAAGCCGGTGTACTGCATTTGAAGTACTTCAGTTTGAGCCTTTAATTCAATAGATTTTTGAATTGCCTCTTCACCAGTAATAATCCCTGCTTCTTCCATAGCAGACTGATATTCTTTCCAAAGCTTACCGCCATCTTGCAATATTGGAATTAAACCAGTGAGATCAGAGCCCATACTTTCAAGGTAGAACGACATTTGTTGCTGGTTGACTCCAGCTTCTTCCAGCTTATCTACATAGGTTTGTAAGGCTTCTACCCCATCCATCTTGGACATTTCTTCGGCGAGCTTTTTTGCCCCCTCAGCACCAGACTCCGTTTTAACGGCGATTTGCTCAAAAAAATCTTTAGCACCACCAGAACCTACTGATGCAAACTCACCGATCTTTTCATTAAAGTCTTTCATCATGTCTGAGAGTTTTTCTTGAGAAAAACCCAAAGTTTGAGCTGCACCTGACAAACCCTGAAATGACTGTATCGAGGTATTTGCTAAGGCTGAGAATTTCGCAAGTTCAACATTGTTATTAGCCACTTCAATTGCCAATGTTGCTAAGCCTGCAGTAGCTGCTATGGTCCCACCCACTGCTAAACCAGCAACTGCGCCTGCAGCAACCAATGCACCACCACGCAGAGCTCCTAACTTGGAAGTAATACCATCAAATGCTGACCCTATTTTTGATCCACCAAGTGCATCACTAATTTGGTTCTTAAAACCTTCTGAAATGGATTTAGAAACGTCATCAAACTGTCGCTTGACACTCGAGAGATCAAACTTAAATCTCACCCCTTTAGTGGTATTCTCAATTTGCTTAGCGGAATCAGAAACAATCTTTTCAGCATCATCCATACCTTTTTTAAGTTCGGAAGTCTTCGCACCAACGTGCACTTCCACTCGATTGTTGCTCATAATTCCTCTCTTATAGGCATAAAAAAACCGCCATTAAGGCGGTTCATTAAAAACTATGGATAATCAGAATTTTTATCTTAAATTTTTCGTACCCAAGAATAAGACTGCATTATCTCGGTTACTTGATTCAGTCACTGCATATAAAGTTTTGTCAGCTGAATCATAATAAGCCACACCATTAACTGACTGTCCTGCCAGATAGCAAGGTGAATAACCGAAAACTAAATCAACGTTGTAGTAAGGTGCATTTTCTTCAGCTGCTATTTTCCCTGAGAACGTGCAGCCACTTTGTCCCTTACCTGAAATCACACCCGTATTTGAGATAGTTAAATTCGCATCTTCAATACCTTGCACAATCACCGATTCTCCATAATAGGTGCCTGCAATTGTCGCTAGATTGGATGCTGTGTTGTTTAAATCCGTTTCATATACGGTATCGAATGTAACCTGATTTGAAGGCGAGTATGTGATTGTGCCTTTCAGGCTCTTATTGGAATCAACTGTTCCACTAATTGATGTATTGTAAACGGTAGCACCACCAAAATAAAAGTCTTTCCCGCTATTGGCTTTTATCGTATTGCCAGAAACAGTGAAGTTTCCAGTCATGAATCCAGCAATACCAGAAGAATAAGGTGCTGAATATAAGAACCAGAATTTATTATTTTTATCCACTAATCCGACTACGTTCTGTTCTTGATTGGTCTTTCCAGTGTAAATACCTTTGACTTCAGCTTTTGATACTGGTGGGTTGTTTCCCTCATTATTGGAAGATGAAGAATCACCTCCGCCACCTCCACCGCAAGCAGCCAAAGTCAAAGCTAAAAGACTCACCCCTAATACTGTTTTCATGGTTATATCCAAGTTGTTATAAAGTTCACACAAACTTTAACCAACTCAAGTATATAAATCAATCAGGGCAGCCTCAACCACCCTGTGGAAAATTCGACAAAACTTCCAACATATCTTCCTCCTCATCATCTGAAACGGTAATAGCTGGCGGAGTTTCATCAATACCCATAAGTGCTTCCAAAATACGACAAAGCCGTTGTATTCCAATATGCGCGGGAGGGTTACTTTGCTGATACGCACTTAATGCTCTTAATCTAGGCAGGTCCATTTCATTACGCACATAGTCGTAATCTTTACCCATTGTCAGGACTAAATGCGTGTACAGCTCCTCCCAGTTTATTCCCCCGAGCTTTCACCTACGGGTTTACCTGTATATTCCAAGCCGGACGTTTTAGTTACTAGGGCTAATACTTCTTCCATGTTACCCATATCTAAGAGCTCATCCGAAACATATTCACGGGTAATATCCGGGTAATTCCGTTTTAAACAAATATGAGCCATATCCACGATTACAGACACAGGCACATCATTTGAGCTTAATTGCTCTTGGAAACGCTCAAGTGTACCCAATGGTGCCGGAGCAAAAATCCAAGTCTGACCAGCTATTTCTTTACTATTACCACGCGGGTTATCAACTTGCTTAAATTGCATCTGGCATTACTCCGATAAATCAATTTTGAAAACACGGTTAAGATCGTCAGCCATAGGCTGGAATTCAAACTCAGGAATATCGTAATCGTCCTGTTTTGAACTGAATCCAAGTTTGTTACTGGTACAACGGAAGAAATTCATGTGCATGAACTTACCTTTGTAGTCACGTTGAAGGTCAACGGCAAACTCTGGCGTATAACCCATATCTAGGTTTGAGACAGTGATTGACTTAGCACCCGCCACCATTGCTGAATAACGGAAGTTAATAAATACCGTTTTACCTGCATCGGCAGCAGCAAATGTATAAGTACCGGTTGCTGCATCTACACTGTATTGCCCTGTTGTTGGCGCTGAGGCTACACGCTTAAGTGGGATTGCTTTTGCATCCGTTACGCCTAGATCCTTTACGAATGTACCGATGTTAGGGACAACCGGAGTAACTGAACCACCAGCCGGAATCACTTCACCATTAATGGTTTGGGAAACCGTTTCGATTCCACCTTCAGCAACAACGCCACCAAAGAAAATGGAATTTAATAAGGTGCCGTTAATTCGCCCGAATGAAGCTTTACATTTAATGGTACCTTTACCGCGTGCAGCATCTACGGCGAACTGTCCACGACCGAAAAGTTCTTTTAAGTCATAGCTAATATCTACACCAACGGATTGCATTACCCCCACTTCAACTGGTGTGGGATTACTAATCGGTTGCCCGTATACATCTTGAATCGGTGTAGCAAAAATCTTGCCGGCACCAAATAAATACTGAGCCATTTATTTTGACCTCTCTAAAATGACAAAACCGCCATCGAGGCGGTCATAAAATTAATATTTTGTTAATTGGTTGTGAGGATCCGGATAGGGATAATGGCAATCGCCTGATCATCTAGCATGTTTTCTACTGCTTCATACACTTCTATTGTGCCTTCAATCCAGCAATGCTCAACCAAACCTCCCAAGGTCTGACATTCATTAAAATCTGGATGATCTGGCTGAATAGCTTCACGTACACGATCGATGAATATATTCATCTGCGATGATGGCGGCTTTGTAGTGTCCGATTCATGAATATAGAGATAAACCTCAGCAGCTAGTTCAACTTTTGAATCCATACCATGTACCGGGACTTCTTGCTGATTGCCTTGTGTAATAAACATGGCTGGGCGCTGTTCTGGTGTTACATGGTTAAAGTGACGTAAACGGCGACTTACCGTAATCAATCCTTCTACCCTTGTGCTTAACCTTTCAAACAACGCCTGATAGATTGCTTCGCTATCCACCTGCTATACCTCGCTCAATTGCTGCATCAATATTTTTCGGCACAATCTTGGCCACGATATCCAGTGAATCACGCATGAACCGCAATTCTCTAAACCGAACATTCCTAGAATGGGCCTTAATATTGACCTGAACAGGTGAAATAGGTCGGCCAAACGCCTGTTTAATTGTCCTTAGGTGTGCTTTAACACCCAAAGCACCATTTAGACCAAACTCATGTGCAGGTGCATAAGGCACCAAAGCACCGCCAGCTCCCACGGTTCCCTCAATGGAATCCTTATCCTCATCCACCTTTGATGAAACGGATCCACGCAAGCGGCCTGACTGAACTTTAAGTCGTTGGCCACTTAACATGTCTTCCTGAACAATCCGCTGTAAGCGCAAAGTAAGAGCGTTAATCGTGCGTCTTATTTCAAACCTAACGCGATTATTCATCTCATCAAAATTGACCTGAGCATCAACACGATAATCGCTCATAGCTTAATTACTCTTTAGCAGAGGCTGTCGATTTCTTTGGCTCAACAACTTCAACGTAACGCTCAAAACCTAAGGGTTTTAAAATATGGATAATGTCATCCTCAGATTCTAAAACGCCGTTATTGATATCTAGGTTTTGCCCGGCAATAACAATTTTGCTTGGCTTGTAACCTTCTGGTGCCTGATATTTAAAAGGCATGGGATTCTCCTATACGACAAAAGCACCAACACCTAAACGGTTAGGGTTTGTGCCTTCATCATCAATTGGAATTGAATTTTTTAACGCAAGGTAACGCTGGCCATACATGCTGAGATCATAGAAAGCTTCTTTCGATGATCGTGAATAACTCACACTTTGGCCCGCAATTGTCATGCTTGAGGCAGTACCAAAAGCAGCACCATTGCCACTTACAGTACCAACTTTAAGAATATGTGCTGCATATAGACCTACAGCACGTTCCTTTAATGCCCCGAACTCAATTTGAGAAACAATCAGATCCGCTTCTTCTAAAGCATCCTGAATTTTTGCATCTGGCAAAGACATTAAACTCGAATCAGTCGAGAACTTTTCACGAAACGTTTGTACGTCCATAGACTCACCTTATTCTTTAGCCTGAGCTAACTTAGCTTGTAACTGCTCAAGTGTTTCATCATCACTAAACGTTACTTCAAGCGCTGTTAATTCAGCCTTCACGGCGGCCAAAGCATCTTCATCAGTTGGCTTTTGCTGCTCACCTGCTGCATCGTTTTGTTTACCACCTTTACCACCACGGCCACCAGTTTTACCTGTTGCTTTTGGCTCATCATCTGGGATTTCCTGAACTTCGAGCTCACCTTTTTCAACGAGTGATTTAAAGGCTTTACCTTTTGAAATACTTGTGAGATCCGAAGCACTAACTTGTACGGTTTGGCCTTGACCGACCTGAATTCCATCAAAAGAAAAAGCGGCCTGAGAGCCGCTGTAAGTAATTTTTGGCATGTTTAGTAATCCTTATTCAACATCGTAGTAGCGGAGAGAATCGACACGTTTTAAATAGACACCTTCATACATATAGTGTCCCGGTGTACGCATCACATAATTGATAGGTTGAGCTGCCAAGAATTCCAGTTCATTACAACGGAAAGTAATACAGCTCGGATCACGGCGATAAATAATACTGCGGTCAGTACCACCTTCACCTTTACCTTCAAGCATACTTTCAGAAGTGAATGTCAGTGTTTTACCTTGCATTGCAAAGGTGTTCTTTTCCTTAATGTATTCAAGGAAAGTTTTACCCGCTGAATCTGGAACAATACGGCTCGCTAGAATAGTGAACTTATTCTCAGGCATCACGAAAGTATCAGGTTGAATACTGCCATCGAACTTAGAGGCATTAGAAGCACCTTTAATTGCCTTATTGATATCGGCAAGAATGACCTCTACTGTGGCAGTCGTATAATCTACCGTAGAAGTAATCACCTCAACACCTGTTTGATTATAGAAGCCTAGCAAACCAGTTTCAGGCTCGCCAAACCAAGCGACATCACTCATGTGATTTTCATAGGCCAATCGAGCTGCTGCAACTTTGTCAGTCGTTAACTGGATACCTGCTTTTAAGGCAGCTGCAGCATCAAAAATACTGATTTCATAACCAATAACACCAGGCTGTACAGTGAGTTTTACTTCATCGTAAACAACCTCTGCTAATGGCACATCATTACCTTGACCTGAGAAGCGCTTACCACGTCCTACACCTCTCTTACGTTGCAAGACACTAGCCGAACCTATAACTGCACCTTCCAATCCTTCAATTGGTAAGTACTTTGCATAAGCTTGGGCTTCAGCAAGTTGCGGTGTCATTTCATCGATTGATTCAAGCTTTAATAATAACTTGGCAAAGTTATCTAAATTAAATGCATCCCCTACAGCGATTTGCACCCCATGTGCAACTGCTGATAGGCGAATTTTCATTTGTTCTAATTGTTTTGACATTGATTATGCTCCACGTAAACGAAGAATAGCTAATCCATCAGGACCAGTGATGGTTTCCCAAGAGGCATTAGGTAGTTCCGTAGAATCTAATGCTGCAGAAGAAAGTGAACCTAATGGCGCTTGGGCGGTAGGGTTCGCAGTACGTACATATACTTTCGCATTGATATCAATCACTGGAGCTGAAGGCTTCACCCAGATAGAACCGATTTGCATTACAGGTGCACAGTCCTTAGCTTGATAGGCTTCTTTACCTAAGGCATTTTTTCCAGATTTACCCACGTGCTGAAAAACCACTACACCAAACTTTGTATTGGTTGCCCCAGTTACTGCACTTACAGTTTTTCCGTCAGCAGATTGGACTACCACTTCGCCGTCACTAACTACGCCTGTACCAGCAACTGGCAAAGATAAAATTTCTTCAGGCATGTGCAGGCGAGCACGCATACCCGGAAGAGCTTGAGGGGTTAAAGACATTTGCATTTCTCCAGTTAATTAGAAACTTTGTTTCCAAGCTTCTTTTTTGTTGTTTGGTTTAGGCTCCCCATCTACTGGTTTACCGTCACCAGTTTTAACTTGCTGTTGCTGGTGAAGTGCATCACCTACAGGGTTAGAAGGTTGAGTACCCTTCACAGCACAGAGTGCACGGAAAGTTGTATCGATCTGCTCAGGCTTTGCATCGCCTACCGACACGTTACCCATCAAAGCTGTTACTAATGCATCACCCGCTTTAGCAGCAATTACATCACGCTTGATTTGCTCACATGAGCAACCTTCCGTTTTAACTGACGGCACCAATGCTTTAGCATCGGCAATCACAGCAGCACGCTCTGCCGCAGCTTGCTCAAGCTTTTCAGGCGTCATTTGGTTCTTTTCCAAATCACCTACTTTTTGCTCAAGAGCAGTTTTTTCGGCATGCAACTGATCTACGACTGCTTGGATAGCTCCAAGCTCATCACCTATAGAAAATTGCTTATCACCAACTTTGAGCTTTGCCGCCTTTAGATTGTCAAGCTGCTCTTGCTGGATTTTTAATGCATCCGCTAAAGGCGTGTTATCGCCAATGTTATAGCGCACACCATTTACAATAACTTCCATTGATATATTCCCCTTATGTGGAGTTTGTTGTTTGTCACCGATGCGGCAATCACCACCACAACGGCCATATTTAACGAGCGCTACGTGATTGCCTATAAAATTGATAAATTTCGCTTGATACGGCGTACCATCTGGCGCCGTACCCTGCTCAACGATTAATAAGGCTCCATAGCCAAGCGACATTTCTAGCCGCTCGTTGCTTTGGATCAGATCAATGCTGATCTTGTCTTTAATGAGCAAATCGCCCACCAGATAATCACCTTCCTGCCGGACGTTCTCACAATAGCCAATGTGATAATCCTTCCAGTTAGAAGCGTTAATTTCATTTTTAGGCGGGTGATAGTCAGTAGCGTCTACACCATCGAAGCTTTGAATAGCCTCAGGCTTAAAAAGCTCCTCTGGTGGCGTGTAGACATTGATGACTTGATCAGCGGTATAACCTTCCAGAGATGGAAACTCATACGCATAGTACTGTCGTACTTGTGGCGCTTTAGCTAAGCGAACATTGACGCATTTCAGATACCCCTCTTTGGTAAATGAGCGTGTCGATTCGCTTGGCGCAAAGTCACCAATTTTGAGTTGGTAAATGGTTTTCATAAATTGCGCTCAATAAAAAAAGAGCCATATTGGCTCTTTGAATTTTTTGAAAAAACCCACCGAAGTGGATTAAATTTAATCTGTACAACTCTTAAATTTGAAAAGTAACGTTGTTTTATCTTGAGTACTTGAAAAACTATAACTTACATCATTTATATTAAAATCAATTCCATCTTTACTAAATTTACTACAACTGAAGTTTCCCCACATATCCTCATAACATATAGAATATATTTTCGGACTTACCTCTTCTTCTTCTAGTAAATAGCTTCCAAAACTTTCTCTGCACAAAGTATTTGATATGCCAGATAGGAGTGACAATTCAACCTGATTTGTTGGTCCTACCACCCCAATCCATTGATGAATTTTAAAACTTATGTCAGAAAATTTAATATTATTAATTGTGAGCTTCTCAAAATTGAAATTTTCCACATCCCGAATATTTATTTTTAAATCTTTAGAAAATTCTAAATCTTCAAAAAACTTCTTTTTATCAATAACATCCTTTAAATATTTTTTTGAAGTATTCCAAAAATAATAACCTTTTCCTGATATACAAAACACAGTAATCTTTGGAGCATGAAGGAACTGATCATCGTATTTTTTATATCTTTCTAATTCATTTCCATCTATATCACTTGAGAATGAAAACATTACAGTTGGAGCTTCCCCCCCCATATTACGATATTTTGCAAATTTCTTAATCGTTGACTTTAATTCCCCTGCATTTATCGTGCTTTTGACTTCGAATATATACCTTGTAGCCTCAATTGGAAGAAAAGCAAGATCCTGTTTTATATAAGGAGGTAGAATTTCATCGTCGTAAATAAAAAAATCCGTTTCATTTGATTGCTCATTTTTTGAGTTTTCGATAATTCCTCTAGAAATTTTGTATTTACTAGGAATCACATCTTTAATCAGATTAATTAACTCTTGTTCATTTAATCCGCCCTTTACACCTTGATGTACAACATTTCTATTAATCTCAAAATCAGCTTTTAATGAAGATATTTTTGCATTTATTTTTTCAGAAATTATTCCCATATTATTACTCTTACAAAGTCAACACCACCTCATAAATTACAAGATTTCATTAGGTTAAGATACTAATCTTTTTTTTAATTAATCAATCAATATATCCTCATAATTAGGCAACGCCGTGCAACGACAACGAATAGGCTGACCGGGATGTCCACCATCTGGCGGTGAATCCCATCTAAATGTCTTGCCCTGTTTATGTTGATGATCTGGCCTTACACGCTCATCTTTCGCCGTTTGCCATGTGTATGTCTCGACACCCATCGAAAGCTGTCTAGCACGGTTAATTTGGCCGTTAATCTTGCCCATCTGGTCACTAGCAATAAGACGTGCACGATAATCAGTAGATAACCCTAATTGCTTAATAGCTTTGGCCAACTCTTCATTGGTTTGTCCAGTCTGCAAAGCATTAGTAATTAGTACCTCAAGCTTATCGGCGTATTGCTGCGGAATAGACTTAATCAAACTGACATTAGCCGTAATGTTTAGATCTACCTCGTCCTGAATATCAGCAGCTCGATAGAACGGGGTTAGATCCACACCAATAATTGTTTTGGTGTGTTCTGCAATTTGCTTGTCCACTTCCTTTTGGGTGTCAGTCACAACCTTTGTGGCCAACGGTCGTGAAATCTCAACAACATACTTTGTGAGCTTTTCCCTAAACGCCGTCATCATGTCTGAGAACCAAGCATCACCGATATTCTGGCCGACTGTAGGAATAACCAATTCTTTTGTTTGTTCCTGACAGTATTTTGAAATAGCCAGTAATTGCCGAGTGTAATAAAGCTCAACACGGCGATTTACGTGTACGGCTCTAGGCTTGGAAGCTTTACGACCTTTCTTACGTTTCTTCGCCTGCTGGAGGTGGGGTTTCAGGATCTGAATTATCGTTGTCATTAAGCTTCACCATTGTCTCAAGCTCTTTGATATGTTTTTCATCAATCACTGAATAAACACCATCAATAACAAGCTGTTTTGCTATCTGTGGCTCGGTAATGATGCCCATTTCTAAATACTTGGAATCCCGTTCAGCGTTAGCTTTCTCAACCTCAGAACGCACCTTAGCGTCTAATTGCCATAACGGGTTAAACACAACATCTAAACTTGGAATCTGACGACCAAATGTAGCTTGAACAATTACTCTTAAAAGCTTCATCATGAATGGCTTTAAGGACCATATTTGCTTAGTTGCGATACTGTCGTAATAGTTCCGTGTGTCGTGCTCACCAGTTGCGTTCATGCCTGCAGGTGATTGCCCAAATAAAATCGTATATGGCATATCAGCTGCACCAGCAGTTTGAATCGAATACTCACGCATGAGGTCAGGCAGACCGCCAAAGCTATAAGATTTAGAGTCATACTCCTCCTCTTTATCCAAGACGATCATGCCATTCAAGCCCTTAAGCAATCCGACACTAAGAAAACGTTCAGCTACGGATTTCATATCCTCTTTGATCTTATCGACCAAGTTAGGTGTTCTAATCACGTCAATTTTTGATTCATGGACCAGACTAGCAGTGGCTTTCTTTACGGCAGCATGATCAAGCAGATCTTCATAAACTTCCTGCAAAACACTTACAGGTTCTTCATTAACTACATCTGCATGGCAAAATTTGATTAAGCGAGTGTGGTGGATCCTTTGCGTAGATTTTCCATCAAGCTTTAACTTATAAAATTCAGGCTGCTTTAAAAGTCCACCTGCCTCCTTAGGCGATAAGTATTTACTGGTATCAGCTTCAATGTACTTTTTCTTAAGCACAGTGAAAAACTCTAAACGACCAACGCCTAACTTGTTTAAATCGAACGGTTGATCTAAGTTGCCGCCGTCTACAGTCCCTAGAAGCACATAGCAAACACCATATAAGCGAGAAAGTACTAAACTAGATAAGAGCACCCCATCTAAGTTAAATGCCTTACACGCCTCTTTAAGCTTCAATAAATCGTTGTCTTGTATCCCTTCAAAAAACCAACCAGCTCGGAGCATGTCACTTGCTGGACGGTTGACGATTCGCTTAGCTAACCAGTGTTGATACACAGCTTCTAATTGCTCATCAGGAATTACTTTCTTAACGAAAGAACCGTGTGAAGCTTTATCACGTTCGGTACCAATATTTGAGACAAAGTTTGTGTACGCCCCTGCATCGCCAATTGCATCGGGCTTTTTAGTTTCAGCCATAATTTCCTCTAATCAAATACAGTTGGCTTTTTGGCTAATGAATCATTAATTGCATCAATGGTCGGGTCCCACTGGTCGTCATGGTCATGTGACCAATCAGCAGTGAGCCCTTCAATCTCTTCAATGTAGTTCAAAAGCCACGGTGCATTAGCTGGTAACCAGACACGGCGTTCTTCAACATAAAGAATGACGTCCATAGTCCTTGATAGCTTGTCAGTACTTCGCTGAATCGCACGTATTGGTAAAGTGGTCTGCTTAGATATGGACTGAATTAAACCGGTACCACTCGCCTTATCCTCTACGGCCATATAACGAAGCTTGCCAATCTTTGTGTTACTGTCCTTGTGTTTATTGATAAAAGCTTTAGCTTCTTTCAATAGCTCTGGTGCTTCCCATTTGCCACGCTTCACATCAATGATGTAAAGATTATTGTCATAGCCAAGACCAGCACATAAGAACACTGAGAAGTCGTTATGCTCTTTTGTCTTTTGCGCCGTATCTGCCCAAATCGCACGCCATTTAAGAACCGGTAAATCTAGGTAACGTGGGAACCATTCAGCCTTAACAAGATCACCACCCAGCTTTTTAGGGTTTTGCATGTATTGGCTTGCAAACGTATAGCGTGACACTGTGGCGCCGTCTTTATCTTCCCCACCTTTCTCCAGCTGCAGCAATGAAAGTAAAGATTCTTTTAATGGCCAGTAGCTTTGTCTGCCTTTCTCATCACGTTCAACATCACGTGGAATTTTGCGCTGTATGTGCTCTGGTAGCTTACTGATGTACTCATCATCAATAAGTGCGGGAATACTGATTTGTTCCCATTCACCAGGTACATTGCCAGTCAACACAAAGTTAGTCGGATCTTCAACGTGCAAACGTTGCATGATCAGAATAATTGGCGTGTCAGATTTAGCTTTACGAGAGTTGACCGTGTTTAGAATTTTACGATTAGCTTTACGTCTAGCGGTCTGGCTAAATGCATCCTCAGGCTTTAATGGGTCATCAAGAATAATCGCACCGGTAAAGCCTTCATCCGCTAATGTACCGGCACGGCGACCTGTGACCTGCCCGCCCATTGAAGCAGAATAAACATGACCAGCATCATATCCATCAACTGTTGTTTTCCAGCTCGACTTAGCATCTGTACTGGTAGAAATCTTTACAGGCCATAAACTCTGAAAGTCTTCCGACTTAACAATGTTCCTTGCTGTTGCTGAAACATCCTCTACAAGTGATTGCGAGAAAGACAAATACAAAAAGCGCGAACGAGGATTACGAGCTATACCACGGGCAATAAGATTTGTGAGTAGTTCAGTCTTACCGCTTCCGGGTGGAACGTTAATAACTAGGTTTTTAACCTTGCCAGCTATAACCTCATCAATCTTGTCGGCAATATATTCATGATGCCAATTGACCGAAAATTTAAAGCCCATACGTGGCAAGAAAAAAGCACGTGTGAAAAATAAATGTTCTTTCTCACACTTAATCCGCTTTGCTTTGGTTTTAACAGGATCAATATTCGTTCTCGAGTTCATCTATCGCCTGCCTTACCTGCTCATCGGTAGCAGTCACATAGGTAATGTTTTCGCTTTGTAATGGACCGCCGCCAGCGCCTGTAATTTCAGTCTTATTCGTGTACTTGCCGCCTATGTCCTCAGCAGCTTGCTTAAGAATGCTTAAAGCTGCTACACGGTTTCTACTGTGCTTTTGATATTGGCTTTCATATCGCTGTAAACGCACCGCTAAGTTTGCAATTGGGATTGCCTCAGGCTTACCCAAAAACATTTCGCGAGTCTTTTCAAAATCTTTTCTTAATTCTTCACTCAGGTTCTCGCCTGCCCGTTTTGTCGGATCGTATTTCTCACACTGCTGTTTAGTAACTTTTATCCCGTATTCTTGGTTGACGAGCTCAGCAGTTTCTGTGGGTGTATTAAATACGGCAAGTGAGCGAACTATAAAGAGTTTTACCTCTTTTTTTAGAGCCGCCATATCCTCAATCCTGTCAACCTACGTCAACCTAAATAGCCAAAAAAAAGAGCCTCAAGGCTCAGGTAATTACGCAGTTTCCACAGCATTTCGAAATATCTAAATCAGAAACAAACGGCGGATTTTTAGCGACCTCAATTAATCGCTTAACGTTTTCATTTGCACCCCAGCGTTTAACAACACCGATGAACTCTTCCACATCGTGACCAGCTAAATAGTGCTTTGGTAATCCAGTATGATCACTGTAAATAATCTCACCGTCCGAGTCTCGTTCTACACCAATGTGATAAAGCTCATGTTCAAGCAAAGCACAGAACTCGCTATCGTTTGCCTTTTCACAAAAGCTTGCATCGATTGTGATTAAGTAAACTGGAACGAATCCGAACCAGTCGCGCATTTGCTGCTCTTGTCGGGCTTTCTTCCAGCCACCTTGTTGAAACATAACCTTTTCACATTGGCCAAGCACCATACGCTTAGCTCTGGTATAAGCAGAAGAAGCCCATGCAAAAGCCAAGAAACCCTCATTGTCATGAAGCATCTCAGCAATATGGTCATGGTCTGGATTATGTAAAGGACCACCAAGCGTAAGAAAATTAGCAACTACCCATTGTTTTAAATCAGGTGCCGGTATTAAACGGAGTGCTTCCTCTTCTTCTGCCTGATCCATAAAATCAGTTGGAGGAAATGGTCTGATCTGATCCATTAAATATTTGCCTCTTTAAATTTTTAAGCCATTGGCTTGCGAAATGAGCTTGGATCTGTAATGGACCAGATTCATTAATCTTAAATCTTGGTGCTGCCTCTAACCGAACAACGGTATATCCCATTTCTTCAGCAACATCGTAACGGTCCATACTCCACGCCTTTGTTGCCAGCTTGCCCTTTCGTCCACCTGACCAGGGACCGCCAGCAATTTCAACTAAAATACGATGTTCAATTAAATGAAAATCAAAACGCCAATGCTTTGTTGATTTAAACTGGAATTTCTTTTCGTATTTAATTTCCAGATTGTCTAAAGCTTCAGTAAATTCTTCCTCTGCCTCTAAGTACTTTTGAGTAGCTTTAGGTAGCGGTCTGGATTTAGGCTTGGTTTTAGGTTCTTTTTTCCGAGTAAGCCAAAAGTATTCTGTAGAATCCATTATTCTCACCCATAAAAAAACCGCCCTAAGGCGGTGGCTAAACTCACAGGCAATATAGTATTACTTCTTAAAAGTTGCCTTATAAAGCTTTGAATTAAAGTAATCCGTAATTTCTTTACCTTCGGTTTGAATTTTTTCCTCATTTAAAGGTAAAAAATCTAATTCAGATTTCAAGCCCATATACTCTGGAATAAATTTCTTTATAGGCGGAGGTGGTTTAGGTCCACCTTCTGTAATTTTTTCGATAAATCCAGCTAACCATAAAATATACTCACCTTCTGAATTATGAGGAGGAATCAAACTCACATCTATTTTTACTTTACATTCATCTAATTGTTTACTAAACAATTCAACAAAATCAATAAAATTATATTTTAATTTAAATTCTGTTCCCTCAATTTCTCTGCGTATACATGTCATAAGTAAGTTCATATTTTCAATACAGTCATGTGAAAACAATTCCTCATCTTTAATTTTGTTATAAATATTTTCCGCAAACATGAGATACTGTGGCATTTCGGCAGCTCCTCATTTTTATAAAGTATTTTTCTTAAGGTAGTCCTATTATAACAATGTTGCAACAAGAAATTTTCCATTTTTAGTTTAAGGAAATTTTAAAAATTATAAAAACGATTATATTCAATAAATTAGTACGAATAAAAGCTAGGGAAGTTTGATTTTTCTATTGAGCTTTAAAATGGATTATTGTGTTTAAATTATCAATTTAAAAAACTTGCCTAGTAGGCAAGCTCCCCCTTTTTTGATATTTGCGCTGATCAATAAGGTTTAGTGTTACTTAAAGCAACACACTGATAATACTGAAATATTTAAAAATAAAAAAGCCCACTTCCTATTTTTATTCAGAAATGGGCTTAGCGAAAAAAAACGCGGCGAATTCAAACATGAGGTGCGACAGTTTCAAAAGCCATATGATAATCAACAAGCTGAGCAAATTTCTCTAATGGTGTAAGCCAATCTAACGCCTTTCTAGGACGAGTATTCAGTGACATGGCAACTTGATTTAAATAATGCTGATCTGCCTGATTTAAATCAATCCCTTTAGGTAAATATTGCCTAATTAAACCATTCATATTTTCGCATGTGCCTTTTTGCCAAGGTGAATGTGGGTCACAGAAATATACATCTATGCCTAAATCTTCTTCGAGTATTTTATGTTCTGACATCTCGCGTCCACGGTCATAGGTCAACGTTTTACGCAGTTCTGCAGGTAAATATTTCAGAGCTTCAGTTAAAGCCTTGCGCACTGATTCTGCCTTTGCATCAGGTAATGTTGCCAAGATACAGAGCCGTGTATTTCGTTCAATAAGTGTTGCTATCGAACTTTTATTGTCTTTACCTTT